TCGCTCCGCATAGTGTCGCGAAATTGACCATTTTCCCAGGGCAACCGCTAACCTTATACCGGAGGAACTCATGAGTCAAAGAGGTCGACCACCTAAGCCGGTGGAGCAGAAGCGTTTGTTGGGGAACCCTGGCCGTCGCCCGTTGCCTGACGTGGCGGAGGTTGCTGTCATTGCGGGTGCTAGTTCTGTGCCGGAGCCTGCGAGGTCTTTGGGGTCGGATGGGTTTGTGATGTGGCATCGGGTGTGGTCTGCGGGTATTCCTTGGTTGTCGCCTCATACGGATGTGGAGTTGTTGTTGATATTGTGTGAGTCTGTGGATGAGCGGACCGCGTTGTTGGAGCGGGTGTTGTCGTCGGGTGATAATTCTGACCGGCGGGCGTTGCGTGCTTTGAACTCTGAGATTTCGTCGGCGTTGTCTTTGCTTGGGTTTACTCCGACGGACCGGACACGTCTTGGTTTGGCTGAGGTGAAGCGGGAGTCCCGTTTGGAGGAGTTGCAACGCCGACGTGATTCCCGTTGATTACGGTTGTGTCTGGTCCACCGTGTGCCGGTAAATCAACGTATGTTGAGGGTTTGGCTGAGCCTGGGGACATTGTTGTGGACATGGATTTGTTGGCTTCAGCTTTGACGGTGTCTGACGACTTGCATGTTTATTCGAACGAGGTGCGGTCGGTTGCCCGGCAGGTGAGGCGGACGGCGGTGTCGGCTGCGTTGGGTGTGGCTGCGTCGGGTGTTCGGGTGAATGTTTGGATTGTTCACACGTCCCCGTCACCTGATGCTTTGAGGCGTTACCGTGTGGCGGGCGCTAGGGTGAAGATGTTAGACCCTGGCAGGGATGAGTGTTTGGCAAGGTTGGCTGAGCGTCCCGCTAGTGAACACCGGAGGACGAAGGGGGTCATTGATGACTGGTATTCCCGGCGTTGAGCCTTGGCCTCCACGATGGTTGACGTCTGTCCCGGAGGAAGCAATTTTGGGTGGCGATGGTGGTGACGTTATTGATTTCGCGCAAATGTTTGGAATCATCACAAAGGATTCTGTGGCGGGCCGGTCGGGTGAGCCGATGGTGTTGCGGGATTGGCAGAAGGAATTGTTGTTGCATATTTTCGCTGGGGAGAAGGAAAAGTTCCGGCACTCTGTTTCCCTGATAGGTGTTCCGAGGAAGAACGGGAAGTCCGCCCTGGGGTCCGTGTTGTGCCTGTTTAGTTTATTGAACGGGGTCCGCGGTGGGGAAGTGTATTCGGTCGCTGCGGAAAAGGAACAGGCCCGCATTGTTTTCGCTGACGCGAAGCGCATCATCGAGGCTGCACCGGAACTGTCCGAGGTGGTGAAGTTGTATCGGGACGCTGTGGAGTACCCGGAGCGCGGTTCTGTGTACCGTGTCCTATCGGCGGAGGCTTATTCCAAAGAGGGTTTGAACCCGTCGTTCGTGTTATTCGATGAGTTGCACGCGCAACCAAGCCGGGACCTTTTCGACGTCATGTCTTTGGCACAGGGCGCTAGAGGGTCACTTGCGACGATGGTTGCCATCACCACGGCAGGCGTCAAGACTGACTCTAAGGGTCAAGACTCCATCGCTTACTCTCTCTATAACTATGGGCGGGAGCAGATTCGCCTGGAGGAAGGTGGGGAGGAAACCGACGACACGTTCTTCATGGCTTGGTGGGAGGACGACGGCGACCACCGCAAACCGGAAACGTGGGCACGCGCGAACCCCGGATTCGGTGACCTAAACTCCGTCGAGGACTTTGAGTCTGCTGTCCGGCGCACACCTGAACCCGCGTTCCGAACTAAGCGAATCAACCAATGGGTGTCATCGGCGTTGTCATGGTTGCCGACCGGGTCGTGGGAAGCGCTTGCAGGGGACGCAACTATCACCGCGGATGACGAAATCATTCTGGGGTTTGACGGTTCGTTCTCCGGCGACTGCACGGTCATCGTCGCTGCAACTATCCCCAAGGATGACGAACCTGTCCGTGTGCAACTTGTGAAGGTGTGGGAGAAGAACCCGGACGAGGATGGCGACGATTGGAGGGTTGACATTGCCGACGTGGAAAACACCATCATCGACTTCTGCCAACGTCACCCGAAGGTTCGTGAAGTTGCGTGTGACCCTTTCCGATGGCAACGGTCCATGATGGTGCTGGAAGAAAAGGGTTTGCCTATTGTGGAATACCCTTCAACGTCCCCTAGGCGTATGGTGGCCGCCTGCGCTGGGTTCTATGACATGGTCATGGATAAGCAACTCACACACTCTGGGGACCCTGTGCTGGCTCGCCACTTGCAGAACGCTATCGTGAAGAATGACAACATCGGTCCCCGAATTGTAAAAGAATCAAGGAACAGTCCGCGCAAAATTGACGCGGCCGTGGCCCTCGTGATAGCCGTGGACCGCGCCACCGTGGGTAGAATAGAAGAAGTCGTCCCACAGTTTTTCGGATAGGACAGGTCTGTGATTTCTTCATCTTTGCAAGTTGCCGGGGCTGTGGCAATAACACTTGGCGCAATTTTGGTTTCCGTGCCAATCGGAATCATTGTCGGCGGCGTCTTCCTTGTCCTCATTGGTTTGGCGTTAGGTCGATAAATGGTTTTCAATAAGTTCTTCGAACAACGTGGCGTGAGCTACCAGTCCGTCTTCGCTTCCGGCGACGACATCTCATTCGGAACATATTCCGGAACGAACATCAACTCAGACACCGTCTACACTGTCAACGCTGTGTTCTCTGCCGTGAACCTTATTTCGACAACCTTGGCGACTCTCCCGTTGGATGTTTTCATCCGCGATGATGGCACACGGAAACCTTTCCGCCCGAAACCTGAATGGGTGAACCGTCCCGACGTGGACCTCACTCGTGAAGCTTTCTATTCTGGTGTGTTCTCGTCTATGCTCCTGGAGGGCAACGCATTCATTCGTGTGTACGCGAATACCCGAAACGAAATTGTAAACCTTGTCGTGTTGAACCCGAAGACGGTGACGGTGAAACGAAACGGTTTGGGGCGTCTTCAGTTCACGATTGAGGGCGAAGACGAGGTCCTAAGCTCAGACGACATTGTTTTCATTCCCGACTTGGTGAAGCCTGGCAATGTGCGCGGTGTTGCTCGAACAGATGTTCTAAAGGAATCGTTTGGCCTCGCCTTAGCTTTGGAACGATATAGCCAAACGTTCTTTGGCAGCGGAACAACCTTGCAGGGTGTCATTGAGTACCCAGGCGCGCTTACGAGTGACCAGGCCTCAGATTTGAGAAATGGCTTTGATTCGGCTCACGGCGGTTGGAAGAAGGCTCACCGGACGGGTGTTCTCACAGGGGGCGCATCTTTCAAAACGACTCAGGTGGACCCTGAGAAGTCTCAAGCGATTGAGGCCCGCAGGATGGCCGTGGAGGACGTTGCGAGGGCTTTCAACGTGCCACCGCACCTGCTAGGTCTACCCGGCACTAACAGCTTTGCAAGCGTAGAAATGAACAACCTCGCCTGGGTCACTCACAATCTCCGTCCACTCGCAACTAAGGTCGAGTCGGCGATGTCTATTTTGATGGACCGTTACCGTGGCGGGTCCGACGCTTTCCTACGCTTCAATCTCCAAGGGTTGCTTCGCGCTGACTTGCAAACGCGGACCTCGTCTTATTCGACAATGTTGCAGTCTGGAGCAATGTCTATCAATGAGGTTCGCGCGTTGGAGGACATGCCACCTATCGCGTCCGACGCGGCGTCACAACCTCGTGTCCCGTTGGCGAACGTCAACATCGAAGACTCGTATGTGAAGGCACAGATGGAACGGGTGAAGATGGTCCAGGCGCTCGTCTATTCCGGGTTCACACCGGAGCAGGTGTTGCAGGTTATCGGAATGGATAACATCGACCACACCGGGTTGCCTTCGGTCCAGTTGCAGGGTGTGGCGCAGGTTGACCCTGAGGACCCCGATTCGGCTTACAAGGACGAGGTTAAATAGTGCCATATTTTATTACAGACCAGCACCCAGATTGCCCGTTGTGGGCGACGGTAAAAGAAGACGGCGAGTCTATAGGGTGCCACGAAACTGAGCAAGACGCTATCGACCAGATGGTCGCGGTGAGCTCTGCCGAGGAGATGGAACCGGGCGGAACTTATGAGGGCGACTTCCGTGCTTTTGTGCCTTTGGATTTGTCTGCGCCTGCATGGGTGCGGGCGATAGCTCGTCGGTCTAACAATGAAGACCCTGTGGTCGTGGCGGTGTCGCAGGGCAACATGACGCCCGCGATGTGGGGCGATGTGCGCGACATTGTTTCGGTTGAGGGCGCAACTCTGTGGGGCGCGGTGTTGTCGGAGCGAACCCGCGACAGGCTGCATAAATATGCGGACGACGTCGTTGATATAATTGTGGAACAAAACGAGGGCCGAGCTAAGGGGCAGGCAGTGAGCAAAATGGAAACCCGAACCAACCAAACCACGTTTGAGGTGCGCGAACTGGACGAGTCTGGTGGGATGACGTTCGAGGGTTACGCATCCGTGTTCAACTCTCGGTCGGAGAACCTTGGTGGCTTCCATGAGGTTGTCGCACCTGGAGCCTTCAAGCGTTCCTTGCGGTCCAGGAACGACATCAAACTGTTGTGGAACCACGACACCGGCAGCGTGCTCGGTTCTACCCGGGCCGGTAGTGTGACGATGGTTGAGGATGAGGTTGGTTTGAAGGTTCGAGCAGAACTCCCGAACACGACTCTCGGTCGGGACACCGCGGAGCTGATTCGGACGGGACTGGTCGATAGCATGTCGTTTGGTTTCTCTGTCATCAAGGACACCTGGGATGACACGGGCACGAACCGAACGTTGAACGCTGTCAGAATTCACGAATGCAGTATCGTCTCGTTTCCTGCATATCAGGGCACCGCGGGGACTGTGTCAATGCGCGGGCTGGACCGTGTTGCGCAACGCGCATCGGTTGATGTTGACGAACTCGCAGACGCTTTGTTGAAAATTGAATCTGGGGACGAGTTGTCCTCCGATGAGGCTGCACTGTTGTCCCGTGTTGTGGATGAACTGAAACCTGAAGACAAGGAACCCGAAATTGTTGGGGACCTTGGGCTTTTGGCTTTGAAGAAAAAGAAACTCGAATTGTTGGAGAGGTACTGATGGCTACATTTGAAGACGTGCGCCGCGCTATTTTGAAGGTTGCGGGGAACCCTGATTCTGGGGTGGTGAGGGATTTGTCGGCGGCTATGGCTCGCGCGGTTGTCGCGCTCGA